TTCAATTATTTCTTTGGCTGTGCTATCTGAATAGATATCACTTACCAGTGCAACTGTACCTTTAACAATCATTGCATCACTGTCACTAAAATATTTTATTAAACCTTCTTCAAGTTTAGGTACAAGCCACACCTGACTCATACATCCTCTCACCTTAAAAGTATCTAATCGGTATTCCTCTGGAAATGGTTTTGCTTTACGAGCAATATCAATTAAGAATCTATATCGTTCAGTGTTATCATTGAAAGTGCTGAGTATATTCTGATACTGTTTAATTTTATCATTTATATTCATAGTCATTAGTCTTTATAAATTTTTATTTGGCAGTCCATTGTCGTATTGGATGTTTCATTACCAATGATGTATGATATTAGCCATGATAAAAAAACAAGTAACAATATGTATGATCACCCAAAATGTTTTAAAGAATAATGCTATCCTTGCTTCTTTGACCGTAAGTATTGGCACATCTGGACGGTCTTCATCATTCTGTCCCATAAGATGACCAGTAGCTCGTGCCCAAATTTTTTCTACAGTCTTCATGCTATGTACCTAAATTTGCACCTGAACCAGGATCGATTAATCCAAAATTAGAGATAACATAGATGACTGTTACACCAAGAGTGATGACAAGTCCTAAAATAATTAGAAGTGTCCAAAAATCTTTCATTATGTGTAATCACCAGAATCAACTAGTTGAGATTCAACTGATGAATGTTCGTATGTGTGTTTGTGTCCGCAATGAGGGCAGAAAAGTTTTCTTGGTTTCCACCCAGATCCAACTGAACTAATGCTCCACCAATTCTTACAAGAATCGCAGGTGAAGTGCCAGATTGTCTCTGGTGTCATGCGAACAAGATCACTCATTGAAACATTTCTAGTAGCCAACCATGATAGAATCCATGAGCGACTACCAACGGAATTGTAGAATGAAGCACGATTACTAAAACCGCGATCAATGCAACCTTATCAATTTTCATAATTTTCACCATAATATTTCAAGACAGTCTTGAATGCATCGATGTGTCGCTTAATTTCAGCAATGTCTTTCTTCTTGTTTGTGTCAAAGACAGCAATACCAGTTCCAGCCTTGCGATTCTCGAGATCAACTTCAAGATTCTCAAGAATGCTCTTCATCGCGCAAGTTGTGATTCCATCAATCGTATCCCAATCAAGTTCAACTGTAATCTTCTTGTCCATTAGTACACCTCAAACTGGAATTCACCATCAACAACTGTCACCTTGACCATTGCTAGTCCACCAGTCGTTCGCAAATAGTCACGACCACCATCAATCATGTATGGTCCTTTCTGAACACAATCATGCCTGTGGCGACTTACAAGAACCTCACCGTCTTCTGTTTTAATTCCAATTATAGGTACACTAAATGCACTTTTAGCATCCAATGTAAATAAACCATAACCTGGCATATTATACATACCAAGGTAATTAGTTATCTGTTCTCCACTAGAAAGTGAACCATATTTTTCGGGATCTGGTAAATAAAAAACATCTACAGGTATTTCAAACCATTTGTCGTTTGATCGATACGCCCAGGGACCCATATACTTCGCTTTGTAATCTTTAACCATTCTCTTAATGGTAACATGCGTGTAATGGTAACCGTGTTTAGGTGTTTTTATAAACATTTTCATCACATAAGTATACTACAACTTCCATGGAGAGTAAACACTACTCTCCATCTTTATACTTGAACCAACGGTCGTAAATATAACTCCCAACTATAACAGCTAATACTGTCCAAAAGAATTCCATCACACAACTCCATATCGTTCTTGAGCAGCTCGAACCCATAGAGCAGCGTCTGCAGAATCAGAATCCCATTGAGCATCAGCATCATACTGCGCAAGCAGCTGAGCCGATGACCGCAAATCATCCAAGTACGATTGACCAAACTGCACAAGACGTTGTTGAACACCTTCGCATGCAAAGTCAGAATCCCAATCGAACTCAGCTTGGAATGCGTCACAATGATCACAAGAACCAAATGCGCCTTGCACCCAGCCACGCTGACCTTGGTAATCGACTAACGCAAGCCATGAGCCTTGCCAGTCACCAAAATGTTCAAACATGAGAACTTGAGCGCCAGCAGCCTCTAACGCTTCTCGATACGACATAACGTAATCCTTCCTTATACTTTCTTGAACCTTATCCTGGATCTGACGCTTACGCCATAACGACATTTAAACACCAGCCCACCGAATATTCTTGTAGCTATTCACATTCAGCACGTTACCGCGAACAAAATTCTTCGCAGGTTGTGCCCAAGATGCTGCCTTCAGAATGTCACCATACTTCCAGCCATCATGCTCCTTGATGCAGATAAAACTATGCACCGAACGTGATCCCCAACTATTGGATACAACCTTCAGAAACTTACGACCACGATCAAACGACACTTGAAAGTTGCCCTCTGTACCTGTCTTGTTATAGTCATTCCGAAGATGATCAACGTAACGACACAAAGCCATATCAAAATCATAATTTTCAATCAACATTGTACAATCCTCTCTTCATGTCGCTCACTATACGCGATTGGTCAATTGAGACAACACGTAGAATCAAGGAGTTACAGTAACTACACTAACTCGTTGATTTTTAACGATTCGTAACCTATTGATTCTAAAGGACTTTTTTGGATTGCAGGATTCAGTGGGTGTTTGGGGTCAAGGTCTACCATTAAATGGACTCTACCAACGTCTGTTGGGTTGATCACACCATGCTGGACAAGGTTGTTAAGTTCGTAGATCCACCCTTTCTTCAAATGCACTCTCTTATTAGTAAGAGTGAATATGATACCAGGATTGGTAATGATAGGAATATGAAGCCTATGTGTGTCAACAAACCAACCACCATCAGTGTGCGGAATGATATTTGTGTTTGGCTTGAGCTTAACCAGGACAACTGCTCCAGCTTTTCTATTATAGAACTTCTCAAGCTTACCGATAAGAGGCTTAACTACATTCCATAAATTAGTGTCATGGTTATATTCCTTTGGCTCTTCACCATACTCAGAGAACAGGAATGGATAAGATTCTGTGGCAGAGTGGACTTTATACCTATTCTGTCTTAGGTCCCATTCAATCCATTGTTCTTGAGTTAGTTGGTTAACATGTTCCTCAATTGTAGAGACGTCAACCTCTCCAATCTTATAAAGAAGATTTGGCAACTTCATTGAACAGGAAAGATTCTACTATGCTTAGGAATTCTACCAATCAAGAATTCCATCTGGTCAGCCAAGATCTTCCTATTCCGTAGAATCATCTTTTCGAAGATGTTAGGAACATATGGAACATAGAGAAGGTGCATTTTTGCTTCTTCTGGTGTCTTATTTCCTTTTTTGTGGTTGCAAGGCTTACAGGCAGCTACAACATTCGTCCAAAGATTCTTACCACCTCTTGAGCGAGGATGGACATGATCAATAGTTAGCTCTTTAGGTTGAAACTGATTACCGCAGTAAGCACAAAGGTGGCGATCACGTGAATATAGAACATAACGATCAGCATAGATTGACTCTCTATCATAAAATTCAGAACCGAGGATTGGTCCTGATACACCAAGGATTGAGGAGATCGTGATTTTTGATTGCTTGCCAAGATAGTTGTGACCGCCAAGAAATTCTCTTATTTGAGAACCTGCTTCCCAGAGAACTTTATTTCTGGCATAATAGCAAACAGCTGTTTCAAAGTTAACCCAATCTTTAGGCGTACCAGCACTATCAGCAATCAATACAAGAGACACAATAAACTCCTAATGGTCAGTATGTAATATTTATTATACTAGCCTCTAGGTTTAGAATCAACGGTTAACCTCTGTAGTTCTTTATTCCATCCTACAAGACTAACATAATGAGAAAATTGTTTTGGTTCGTGAATATGGTTTGGTAGCTGATTACCATATTGTTTAACTAGTTCGTTAAACTTTTGTAGAATTTCTTCGTCGTTCATTCTTCTTTTTTTTCTTATTACCAAAAATCTTTTCCCAGTTCTGTCTATAAGTATCAGATGCTAACTTTGTCTGAATGACATCTCCAGTTATATCATTTTTTGATACTTTTGTCTGAGTAGTATTTTCTGAGTTAGAATTATTTTCTGTTGCCATATTTTATATATTCTAGAATTTCGTATTTCGTTGTTCTATCAGGAGTAGTTATTATATATTTATCATTGTTTTTATTGAGAAGATCAATCATCATTTTGTCTTTGTTAAGAGCTTCATCATACTTCTGATTTCTTCCTGTTTTAGTATAATCATTACTTTGTCTCTCAATAACAACATTTATATTAGTATACGAATTCCAAACCTCATGGATAAACTTACTAAAGTATTCAGGGTAGTAGGTAGGTGAAGTGTAGGCCAACCCAAGTAAGATTGGTGAGTCAGTAACTACATAATCAACTTTATTCTTTAGTCTAACTAAACGTCTGTTTTGGTGGGCCAGGACATAAAACTCATCATCAAAATAATTAAAGTGCTCCTCCCAGGTAACCTCTTTAGCATATTCATTCACTAGCTCTACACTAAAGCCTTCACGCTTCATTATAGCAAAGAGGTCGGCTGCAACTGTAGATTTGCCAACACCAGGCCCACCAAATAAATTAATAACTTTCATTCTACTATTTCAACTTCTGATTCTGTTACAACTGCCACTCTTGCACCACAAGGGAGCAGCGGCTTATCATTACCAGAATAGATAACTTCACTTGGCCCTAAGATTTTTACTTTCTTACAGTATGTGTTCTTAGAGCCTCTTTTAACTGTAATAACTGCTTCTGACTCGTTGTTCTTTTTGTTAGAACGTATCACATGCTGGTTGACATGGATATATGTCTTCACAGCATGATCCAGTAAATTAATGTAACACCAATTATTATAGCTAACTGGATTTGTAGCCACGTGTCTTTCTTAAAGTTAGCCCAAGTTAGTTTTGGCTTATTCATTTGTGGGGCTCAACATTGCACGGTCCAATAAAGACTCTTTCATTCTCTTGATCTAACCAGCCAGCGTTTTCTAGAATATCAAATCCTTCCCAATATGCATTTTCAAACTCTGCTTGTTCTTCTGCTGGGACAGAATCAGAGTAGGTAAACCATGTGCCAACACCATCATCTGTCTCTTGGTCCCAAACATCATAATCGTAGATATTGAAACCATCTTCGTTGGTTCCGATCTTTGGCTTCTTTGTCGATTCAACCACAACATAGCCCCATCGCCAATGCTCTTCAACCTTGGCCCACTTCTCATCATTATTATCTTTAATGAAGAGCCATGTGTCGACAATTGACTTTTTATCGATTGTTGAGATTTTCCACTTTTTAGCCATAACATTACCTCATCTTTAACTTGGCGGAAGTGGTAGGATTTGAACCTACGGTCCCCGTAAAGAGACGACAGTTTTCAAGACTGTTGCAATCAACCGCTCTGCCACACTTCCCTATTCGGAGGTATAATACCATAAACATCAAACAAGGTCAACTCTGTTCTTTAGGACCAAAACAAAAGTTAATTACAAGTCTTGTTTCGTGTTTTGTTGGAGGAGATCCAGCGTGCAGCATGTTTGATCTAAACATAGCAGCAGTGCCCTTTACAGGTGGAACAACATGCGCAAGCTCTTGCCCCTCAAAAAAGTAAGTATCCCCATCGCTATCGTTAATATAGTATAATATAGTTATTAATTCGGAATTTGAAAAATCAGGGTGGATTTCGTTCAATGCCCAAGTTGGTCTAATTGTTTGTAAATTAATTAGGAATCTTTTTACAATATAATTTCTTGGAATGTATGTGGACTGAAGGTGGTCTAAGAGCTTAGCTGTATTAGGGAATTCCCTATTGTAACGTGAATTGGGATCGGCTCTCATTTGTATGAATGATGCCGGCATGCCAGATTTACTACGATGCAGCTGCGGGTTCTTTGTTGAGTTGAAGATACACTCAGAAAATTTTTGTGTATCTTCAACATTGAACTTTTGTTTTAGAGCCTCAATGTCTTTTTTGTGCTGTTCATTACTCGTTATTTCAGGATAGTTTGTTGTTCTAGAAGTATACTGCCACTTAGGCTTCACTGAACTAATTTCACGCTCGACACTGTCTGCTAATTGAGAATTTACAATTATTTTCTGAAACATTGTTGCACCATTAATGGAGCGGGATGCGAGAATCGAACTCGCGCGCGAACCTTGGCAAGGTCCCAGGCTACCATTACATCAATCCCGCTTGCCGAATATAATATTAATCACATACCTAGTTTTATTTATACTAGGAATCTGTCCTGCATGTACAACATTGGATGGAAAAAGCACACCAGTACCTTTAATTGGTTTGATCTCATGTTCAATCTTTCTGTCTTTAAAGAATACTGTAACGCCATCACTTGTATTAACGTAATACAAAAAGGAATAAAAATTATTGTTGTGGGAATCTACATGGGGTATGTTTAGCAGTTTACTACTGTCACCGTCACATAATGTCATGTTGCCCATCACTCTTTTGACCTCGTAGTTATGTGGTAGTATATTTTTTATGCACCACTCTGAGAGTGGCGCTACAATTTTTTTATCTTCATCTGGCGTCTTTGAATTGGGGTAAAAGTAATGGGTAAATCTTGGCAGATCTTTTATGATGTACTTACTTTGTTCAACTTCACTATCACCCTTTGGCACATCTCCCAAGGTGTGGTTAAAATAGAACCATGGTATCTTTGTCGATACAATCCAGCGTTCTACATTATTAACGATGTGGTCTGGTATGTTGCTTACTACGTCTATCATGTTCTTTCAGAAGGTAATTGCCATTTCTTTCAAAGTAGTTTTTGCTGTAAATAATATTAAGGGCCGATCTAATTTCATGTGTTGTTGGTATAGAGGCTGCATGTACTGTTTTTGATGGATAATATATTCCTGTCCCCTTTATAGGTGGATGCCTAAAAATAATACTGTCAGTTTCTTCATCAAAGAGAAACGTATCTCCATCGCTATCTACAACGTAATATAGAAATGTTATTGCTTCTTCATCATCCACATCATAGTGGGGTGTGGTTACACCCGACTCCACCCCTATTGTCATAATGTTTACATAGACTCGAACAATATCATATAGAGGATCAAGGTATTGATTTCTCAACTGGTATACCAACTCTGTAATACTTGGAGCTTGTACAGGAACACAATCTGGATCACGTTCAATCATTTTTTCATACGTCCCATAAATTGGATAATGGCGAAGCATTGTATACACGCCATTGGTGAATCCCTGAGATCTTATTATTTTTTGGCCACCTGCTGTTTTGCTACCGTTTCTATAATTGTAGTCAGCAGTATCTCTGAGATATGTGTACCTTGGCTTACAATCAATAATAATATCTCTTTCTAGTCTGTCAGCAAGCCCGGTGTCAATTGTGAAAGTGTTCATCGAGCCTCAATTGATTTAAATATTTCTCTATTTGTTGTAAATGCTCTTGCAGTTTCCTTCCGAAGGACAACAGACCTCAATCCAAAGATTACTTTATCCTCAAGCATTGTGTAGTTGCAATGCTCAGCCAATTTAGTAAAGAATTCCTTCCTATAGTATATCCTACAATGGTCACGCCAGGCACCGGAGTTATCCAGTTCTTCCACATCAGGTACCATGTGGATCATAATACCGCCAGCCCTTACCACATCGTGGATAATAGAGAAGCATTCATACTGGTTAGCAATTGGTTCAACATGTTCTGTAGTACCAAGGTTAGTCAGCACATCATACTCACATCTAAAGTCATAAAAAAGTTCTGGCTTTGTTAAATCTAAAGGCAGTGCTCCATCTTCTCCGTTAATATCAACAGAGGTATGTTTCATACCAATGTGTTTGAAGTATTCTTTACCGGTTGTGTACTGACCACCAATAAATCTTTGATTGCCAAGTTCAAACATAGAAAGGCCAGCTGGGTTATAGTACTCAAGATTGATTGAGTCCATAACAAAGTCTAAGTATTCAGGTAAGTATGCCATAGTAACCTCGAAGATGGTGGGACAACATGGGCTCGAACCATGGACCTAAGCGTTATCAACACTTTGCTCTACCAACTGAGCTATTGTCCCTTATATGTATATGGGGTGACCGGTTGGATTCGAACCAACGTATACTGGGATCACAACCCAGGGTCTTAGACCACTTGACAACGGTCACATAGTGGAGCGGGTAGGGAGAGTCGAACTCCGCATTATCAGCTTGGAAGGCTGCTGGACGCCCCTTGTCCTAATCTACCCGCGTTGTTGGAGTTGCGGACTGGACTCGCACCAGCATAAAAGAGTTTTGCAGACTCTTGCATAACTTTTCTGCCACCGCAACATGGTAGCAACGGTCAGACTCGAACTGACGATAAATTCCGTATGAAGGAAGTGCATTAGCCACTATGCTACGTTGCTAAATTATAACTGGATCAGGGAGTACAGGCACACGTTCGATCTCTGGTGCCTTTTCATCCTTAATGTTTTCTTCGAACCATATAACACTCAAAGTCTGCTGACCATTTTGTTGTTTTGATTTATAGCAACCCTTGCGAATCACCATACCATCAACAACTGCATACACAAACTGACCTAAATGTTTTGTTGGGCAATCGGCTTTGAGGAAAACCATTCCCTCGTTTTGCTGTTCACCTTCCATAACATAAACAATTTCTGATTCTGGAATATCTATTGGCATATAAACCTCACATAGTGGCGGAAGGTGTAGGATTCGAACCTACGTGACTTTTACATCCATCTCTTTAGCAAAGAGCGCTAATAGGCCTCTCTAGCAACCTTCCAGTAAAACAAGGACTCATGTTGGCCAAGGCCTTTTTCGTGCTTGGCGCCGCGAGTCTCCGGCCTTTGCCCCACTTGCCTGAACAGTACGAGGCTAATTGGTACCCGGTGACGGGATCGAACCGCCGACAATCGCCGTGTAAAGGCGGCGCTCTACCAGCTGAGCTAACCGGGCGTCTTTCTATAAAAGTTATAGTATATCATCATCGAATACCATGTGAAAGACAACAGTGTATACCAGGCACCAGCTGCCGCGGAATAGTATTGACCAAGTGAGTATAGAAGGATTGTTCCTGAGATTTGACCAGTATACCCTATGAGAGGGCTAAAGGGATGAATACCCTTTACAATTTTATCTCTGTAGAGTCTATGAATGTTCATTATCACAGCAACACTAGCTATGATAGGAAATAGGCTATTGAATTGATCTAATGTCATAATTAAAGTTGGTAGCGGAGGATGGATTCGCACCACCGGTCTTCAGCTTATGAGGCTGACGAGATTCTACTTCTCTACTCCGCAATAAAAGTCTCGGTTTATCTATCGCCACACATTGCGCACTGTGCCCTAGATTCCTTATTTACGAAAAACAGCCATCGCTATGCGACAAACCTTACACCGAAAGGTAGGGCGGCTGGTTGCTTATTTATAATACCTTTCCTTCAGCTCTCATCTCTGCTAACCATTCTTCTTCACCAACAAATGTTGAGCACTGGGCAAGTTGTTTTTCAATTTCTTTCTGAGCAAGATAAAGCTGTTGCTTATATGGCCAGTTAACAAACCCAGTAAGGTTTGGGTCTCTAGCGTTCTCAGCTGTTCGCCACACTTCCTTTAGTAAACTGTTATTCATAATAACCTCATTGAAATGGTGCCCCCGGACGGAATCGAACCGCCGACATCCTGATTACAAATCAGGCGCTCTACCAGCTGAGCTACAAGGGCGTATATGTATGTTACAATGTACAGCAAAAATAGTCAACGACTATTCTGATGTAAAAAATCTGCTAACTGACTAGCTATACCAAGTCCGTTAATGTTAGTTGCATAACTAGCGACTGACCATGTGCCGTATTCTCCCTTTTTGAGGGTAAGCATTTTATTATACTTGGCGTTGGCACTAAGCTGCTTAATTGCTTCTAAGCATATATTTCTAAATGGACCATTGCGAGCGGCCTGTGTAAGCTGGTTTACAGCAAGCGTCTTAGCATGCTGCCAAAATTCTGTATCAAAAGCCGAGCCAGCAAAATAATGTAGGCATATCATATCAATCGAGCCTTGGTTCATAAACAGATAATTTTTATTCGCTTTCTCTAGACTCGTAACACCAGTAATCACACCAAGCATGTCTCTATTGATAAGCATCATGTTTCCAATTGTAGTTGCTTCAAGTGGTTCAGTGAAAAAAGATGCGTTACCGTTGTATGCAATATTACCTATAAAATTTTGTCGGCGGCAATAAGAGTAAAATGAAAATGTATTTGTCGTATCACTGGGCGTTAAGGCAAACTCTTTAAATACATTTTTTACATCCTCTTTGATTTCATCAAGAGTGTTAATTTTATTGTTATAGAGATAGCCAATTGCACATCTGTTTTGGAGAGGAATGCCAAACACCCAACCATAAGGTCTTGCAATGGTCAGCGTGTGTTGGAATCTCGGAAAATCCCAAAAGCATTGAGTAACATGAACTGAGTTCACAGGAATATTTCTGGATTCGTAAAAGTTATCATCCAGACTTTTTGGACGACCAGAACAATCAATTATGTAATCAGCATCAATATCGCTAGCCTTTACGTTCTGATCAATCATTCGTACCTTACCTTCAAGACGCTTGGCAATATATTGCTGCAACTTAACGGCATTAAAGTGGTAACCAACAGCTGGAGGTGAAAAGTCATGGAAGTAATAAGAATTTTCTTTACCCCAATTGTACTTTGCAATACCTGACTTAAATGTTCCATTAACCTCTTTGAGGTCTTCGTACCTAAAATTTAATACGTTAAGAAGTTGTCTAGGCACAATAAGATTTGACCCCTCGCCGACAGCTTGGGTAGGAATGCTTGAGTCAGCATACCACGTTACTTCTGCATTTTCTTTAAAGTGGTGTTCATGAGCAAAAAAGCCAGCTGATATTGCGCCAGCTGTTCCTGCACCAATAATTGCTATTCTTTTTGTCATAAGAAATGTCCTATTAAAGCCATACATGATAGCCACACCCAGATCGTATTGAATCCAACCAATGTTGGAAGCAGCTTTTTATTGCTAGCCCAGATGAGACCAATACTAGTTATTAATGTAAATATGTATAACCACCAATACTGTAGACCAAAAATTAAACCCGGTATGATAACTACCGCCTTAGTTAACCAACTAGCAAACTCAACAATGTTGTAGTCTGTCCAGTATTGTTTTTGAAATAGGTTTAAGTAGCAGTCTTTAATTGACTTCCACCCAACAGCCGTATAGACCATTATAATACAAGCTAAGGCAAATAAAGAACCGTAGATAAGTTGTGTTGTAATTACATTCATATTTTTATCCTTTTTTATCCCAAATTGGCGACCCCGGCTGGATTCGAACCAGCGACCCACAGCTTAGAAGGCTGTTGCTCTAATCCACTGAGCTACGGAGCCAGCAACTGGTGCGACTGGTCGGACTTGAACCGACATGGCTAACGCCGACAGATTTTAAGTCTGTTGTGTATACCGATTCCACCACAGTCGCAAAATGGTCGGATATGCAAGATTCGAACTTGCGACCCCCTGCTCCCAAAGCAGGTGCACTACCAGACTGTGCTAATATCCGATTTGTATACTATACTATATCTATGGTGGAAAGTAAAGTGGTAGGACCTAGGAGAGTCGAACTCCTGACCAATAGATTAAAAGTCTACTGCTCTACCAGCTGAGCTAAGGTCCCAGAATTAAAATGGCGACCCGTACCGGACTTGAACCGGTGGCCTCATGCGTGACAGGCATGCGTTCTAACCAACTGAACTAACGGGCCTGAAATATTATGGTGGGAAAGGAAGGATTCGAACCTACTCAGCCTAAGGCGACAGATTTACAGTCTGTTGTGACTCTCCAACTTCACCGCTTGCCCACATTGTTTTGTTGAGGAGCATGGATTCGAACCACGATAAGCAGGATCAAAACCTGCTGTCCTGCCGTTAGACGACTCCTCAAAATAAGTGCAGGATGGGATAGTTGGGATTGCTCACTCCAGGCATCCGATGGAGGCAACACATTACTGCTTGCCACATCCTGCGAAAATTGGTGGAGGATGAGAGAATCGAACTCTCAACTCTGCGATGCAAACGCAGCGTGTTCCCATTAGCACTAATCCCCCAAATAAGGTGTGGGCTACCATTCAAGGTTTGTCTTAATCCTTACCCCCACACAGCAAGGTTGCAATCCGTTCGCCCTCATAATTCGATCAGTGTTACCGAAACGGATAAGCCCTTACACTGAAAGGATGTCGCGCGCAACATCAAGATGGCTGGCGTGGTAGGGATCGAACCTACGACAGAGTGATTAACAGTCACTTGATCTACCGCTGATCTACACGCCAATAATATATGTGCATGGCACCGGATGAGGGAGTCGAACCCCCGTTAACGGTTTTGGAGACCGCTGTAATTCCGTTATACCAATCCGGCAAACAAAATGGTGGACCGTGTAGGGTTCGAACCTACGACCTGTTGATTAAGAGTCAAATGCTCTACCAGCTGAGCTAACGATCCATAATATGGTGAACCTGGCGAGATTCGAACTCGCGTTACGGCCGTGAAAGGGCCACGTCCTAGGCCTCTAGACGACAGGTCCAATAATAAGTGCCGGTTACTAATCCGGCGTCACACTATGCTCCGTGGTGACAGTCCACGCTGCTACGATAACAGGTAGCAGTCTGTAATTGGTGCCCATGGAGGGACTCGAACCCCCACGCTTTCGGCGACGGCTTCTAAGACCGTTGCGTCTACCAATTCCGCCACATGGGCATAAAAGGTCCACGCTTTTCACCGTTACAACAACAAAACGGTTCGGGCCGACAACAATTGGCCTACCTACAACGAGGGGGTGGCGGGACACCCAACTAATAAGGTCGCAATTAAGCCTACCTGAACAGCAAGCCGAGTATAATACTCTAGTCGGTCTAAAAAGGACTAACTAACGCCGACAGGTCGCGAAGCACCTAATTGGAATTCGTATTTTTAAACAACTGAACAAGAGCACAATGTCTTATTCAGGGCCTAGCATTATCTGCTAGAGCAATATGTATGTCAACAGTATTTGAGATACGGACACTATACACAAATGGCAGAATCGGTCAACCATGAAGATCAAGGAGTTACGTAATTGACCATAACTTGTTGATTTTTAAGGAGTTATAACTTGTTGATTCTACTGGGGAATTTGAGAGCGCGTTTTGACGCGTATACACGAAAATTGAGCTAGTAGCACGCCAATCATACACAACTACACCTTCTAGACGACCTCGAAACATGTAACCTATTGATTCTAAAGGAAAACGTGTTTTGAACGATTTAGAACGCTGGTCTGTAACCTATTGATTCTAGTAAGGATTTTTAGGGCGTAAAAATTGCTCGACCAAACGCTCTGCATAGCGGAGGTCATGGCACTGTATTCTCTCTTCTATGTTGAGATTCTTATCTGTAAGAACACAGATGATGTCTTCGTGGTTGTTGACAACGAGTTCAGCAACCTTATTGTTAACTGACATTGACCGGTAGATTAGACTCATTGTTATACTGTTCCACTAGTTGTAAAAGTTTAGCTTTGACTTGTATTATATTATAGACTGGTCCAAGATACAACACGTTGAGTTTTTCGTATTTCGTTTTTGGGAACATTCTCTTGTAATGGTATAGGGCTGCACCCATTGCCTGAGCTGAATCAGCAGCGATAGGTTCGATATAAAAATTAATGTCAGGAAATCTTTTTTTCAATATTGAATTTGCTAATATGTTAAGAGCACAACCACCTCCAAGTACTATATTGTTACAAGGTCGAAGGCTCAATGCTTGTTCTACTCTTTTGATAAAAATTGTTTCAGTCGCTCTTTGAACATTATATGCTAAATTCTTTTTAGTGTTCTCGGAAGGGTCAACCAAACTAGGATATAAGAATGTATTGAGCTGACTATCATTTCTAAAAAAGTTGGCATCGGATATTGCTCTACCATCTAACAACATAGGTGGTAAGTTGTTTTGCTGTCCATATGCTGCAAGACCCATCGTCTTACCTGCTTCTGTAGATGAGCGAAATCCTATGTGTCTAGTTATAGTGCCATACATCTTACCTATATCAAGATTTGGGGATATGTCAACTTCACAATTAAATAATTTTTTAATGTTCTTTATTACATTGTCGTTCCAACCTTTCAGATCGTAGTCAGTGGCTTTGTAATGTAAATTTTTATATAGTGGTGTAATCCCATCATCAGCAAAAAAGATTGTCGTCGTTTCAGAAAGCATACCACTTTCCCACGCCCAACCCGAACCAACTCCATCCATCACAATACATAGAGCTTGATCGAACCCTGATGTATAGAAGCCAGTTGCTGCGTGGTACAAATGATGGTTAGAATTGTCTACTACAAATTTGCCGCACTCAATTCCAGCCTTACTAAACTTTTGTTTTATTGCAGATAAGGATTCGGATACCTCGAAGCCACCTGGTCTAGGTAATTTGTTGAATGTTTTAAGTTTAACGTCTGTAAGATTATGATCATAAACATTTACACATATAACGCAATCAATGCGGCTTGTGTATTGCTTAATTAAATTAATATTACTTTGGGATATTTTCTGCGTATGCTTATCACGGCTTATGCGCTCGCATTGCCAAGCTGCTACAATTGCTGCATCCTGCATAATACATATACAAGAATCATGATTAGATGATGATATGGCTACTGTGTAGTAACTCATTTGGATACTATAAGTTCAAGTTCTGGCAAATACAAATAATCTATCTTAGATTTTGCAAATGTTCTAAATGCGTCATCTATTGTCTCAACGAGTGGATCGCCAGCCAAGTTAAGAGACGTATTCAGAATCATTGGTACAGCTGTGATGTCATTAAATGCTTTAATGAGATTGTAATAATGAAAGTTTTGTTGTTGTGTAACAGTTTGTATTCGACATGAACCATCAACATGAATTACACACGGAATGATGTGTTTCTTATTCTCCCTACATGTGAACGAAAATGTCATGTAGGGTGACTCATCTACTCCAATCATATCAAACCAATCGTTTGCATACTCTAACAACATTGATGCAGCTAGTGGTCTAAAGTATTCTCTGCCCTTTACACTATTGACGTGGTCCTTCCCATTTGGGTCAAGAGGTGTGTAGAGCATTGATCTGTTACCCAAAGCCCTGGGACCGCTCTCGGATCTGCCTTGAAAGATAGCTACTATCTTTTTATCTGCAAGTAGCGTAGCAACATCTTTATATTGAATATTTTCTTGTAAGTTCATTTATATAGTGCTTATTCAAGTTATAATGAGGACCACCGTAAGGATTAAATACAAGTTTATCTAGGCAACCGCTAAGTGTATAAAAATAAAGGGCTGCAGCACCAAGAGCATTTGTACAATCAGCTGCTACTGGATCTATGTATATGTTTTTATTAGGATACTTTTTTTTGATTAAAGAATTGCCAAGAATGTTGAGAGCGCAGCCACCGCAAATAACAATATTATCGTCCCTACACATCTCTGCTCGAGATAAAAATGTTTGTTCAAGCTGCTTCTGTATCTCATATGCTAACTTGGATTTGATGTCAGATTGAAATGGCCCATAAGCAGAAAGACCCATTGTCTTACCTTCGCCACCCATCTTTGGGAATCCGATGAGGTGAGAAACAATAGTATACCTAAAACCGATATCAGTATTTGTTGAAACATCCAAGTGCTTGATGTTACTGAATTTTTTCTTAAACTTTCTAACATCCTCTTCAGTAATTGATATATTAACATTCATTCTTGAGTCAAAGCGAAGTCCACTATCATATATACCAACTGTAAAGTTTTTATATAGGCAGTCGAAGGTATTTGGAAACCTAACATCATATACAGATGTTGTCTCGCTTGCTCTGATATTATCAGATGGCCTAAATTTTGTAAGTGATCCAGCACCATCAATCACAAGACAGGATGCATGATCAAACTGTGACATATAAAAGCCGGCTGCGGCGTGGAATTTGTGATGATCGGTATTATTAATATTAGATCTAACTACCTTGACATTAGAAGATTTTAGACACTCAACGATATCGTGAAGATTTTCTTTCGAGCAAGAAGTGACTATTAAGTAATCTATTTGATTAGTTATTTCTGAAACTAACTTCAAACATTCATATGGAATTGTTTTACAATATTTTTTTCTATTCAATCTTTCTTCTAATATAAAAAGAACTACTTCGTTGTCTTTGAGTAGAGCTATAGAGGAATGATGTGATAGGTTGATACCAAGCGTGTACATTACTTCAATGGGTGGTCAGGAAACTCTCTATAGCATTGATTCTTGATACAATAGAGATTAAGGACACCTTTCTCGTAACCTCTAGCCTCTACTTCCCATGGGAACAACCAATACTTCTCCGCTGAGTCAATTTTATAGTATCTCTTATGAAACTTAATCATCATGTTACCATTTCGGTATACTTGTTTCATCTGACCAGTAAGAGCCTGTCTAATGTGAACAGTCTCGTGAACAATAGTTTCTAGAAATGTGGCTTTAGTAAACCTTGTAATGTTCTTCTTCGTGAAGAAGGGGTTAATCCAAATAACAAAGTTTCTTGGACCCCAACCTGGTGCTTCACCATAGTCTTCAACGTGAGCGTCCATATATGCTAACGGAACAGCATCTACGTTATGAACAGTAGTATTGTTTAAGGACTTATCAATCCTAATACTAATAGATTGAAGTTTATCTTTCTGTCTCTTAGTGAAGATATGGTCAACAGTGAAACGTGTAAGAGCAATAACATGCTTACGGAGCTTTGGGTTCAGCTTATTGGTACAAGTAATTTTCATAAGGGTAACTTTGGTTGCTTCTGGATCATATTTTGGTCTTCACACTCAGCTTCAAGCTTAGTGCGGATAGCTTCCGACTTTTTGATTAGAGAGGCAACAGCTTCAATCTCAATATTATGCTGTTCACAATAGAACATGATAGCCTCAAGATAACCCATACCCTTCTTGTGAACACAACTCTCAATCGTTGTTTGAAAGTTATTAACAGTAACCCTCTGATCTAAGTCAATCATACTTCTAGTACCTCTACTCCTGCTTGTTCAAACATTGTTTGCGCAAGTTCAATTGATTGTCGCCATCGTTGATTGAATGTATTATCCACAGGAACAGAAAGAAACACAACACGAGTGATGCCAGACTGAATAATACTACCAGCACAAGAAGCGCAAGGATGATGAGTAACATATATTGTGCAGCCAGCTGGACGGAGTAGAGAATTGAGGATAGCATTTTCTTCGGCGTGTTTAACGACTTGCAATTTTAGTTCTTTATTATTTAGTATATGATAGTCATCATGTACTCCTCTAGGTAAGCCATTGTAACCAAGAGAAACCACTCTACGTTGACTATCAACAATCACAGCACCAACCTTAGTTGATGGATCTTTAGACCATTGAGCAATATGGGTTGCTAAATTAATAAACCTTACATGCCACTTGATTTCTGGGTGGGGCTCAGCATAAGGATAGTTCAATGGTAAACTTGTTGTCATAAAAGAAAGGGGGCTAGAGAATCCAGCCCCCTTCCATACTCTAGTGCCTATTGGGAATTAGGCAGCGCGGGTGTAGAGCGAGCGAACAGCAATCTGAGTACGCCCGGCCTTCATATTGCGCGTGAAGCGCTTGGAAGGCTTACCGAGACGGTAAACAGTTGATGTGCGACCGTTAGCGAACGTCTTACGGTTCGAGTAAATTGGAAAACCAGCAAAGCGAGCTTCGCTAACGCGAGCAGCTGCACCAGTACCAACCTGCTTCTGAAGCTGAGAGAGTGTCAAACCATTACGGTTCTTCTTTAACTCAAGAACTTCAACAACGCGTGTCTTAGTAGAATTATGCATTTTAATAACCTCATCAATTAACATTAACAACTTCCTTGATATCACACTTATCAAGTTGGGTAAAGTATAAAGCACCTAAGACTAAAAGTCAACAGGACGCTTCAATAATTTTTTAGCTAACTTGACCTTTTCGAAGTATTCCCTTGTTAGTCCACGCTCTCGACCATAAGCCTCAATCTCCCAAGGTTGGTCATAGTAAGAAACTTTATTAATGTTATACTTCTTATTCTTATATACTGATACATTGAAGTCAGTTGATGGAAGGTCAATTAGTTCATTCTTAACAAACTGTTTAACATGAACCATTTCGTGGGCAAGTGCACTAATGATATACCTTAACGATACCTTTGGAGGTACAAAAATATTCATTACAAACTTTCGAGGTTGTCTGTTATTGTCCATCCATTCAACATTAGCACAATCGTCTTCATAATTTATAACTGGTTTCTTTACTAACTTTAACTTAATGTTAATTTGTTTGTTCAAGTCTTTTGTAAAGAATCTATTAGAAAAGAATCGAGCAAATTGTCTACAATGTTTGTGGTGTAATTTTGTTCCACCTTCAATTTGTAGTCTCATTACCGTTTCTCCATTGTTGCTACAACATTACTAGAATCCAATATTATAATGTGAATGTTAGGAGCTTGCCAGTGCCTGTTAAGGTAAGCTCAGAATCTTGAGCCACGACTACTGGAATTTCTAAATCAGAATTATGAACCTCACCATTAGCAAGTGTCATTGACCCTTCTAGCAATACTGCATGCCTATTATGCTCTACTTTTAGTTCACCATTAAAATCAACAAGCTGAAGAGCATTGATGGTTATGTTGGCATCATTTGGTTTAACTGCAACTGATACACACTCACTAGATCCTGTGCGTAGTACAAGAACAGCTGGATCTGAGTCAGACTGTTCAACAGGGACTTCTATTGGCCCTTCTGGTGCTTCAGGTACTCTATATGCTAGCAGTGTGTTAAGACCACCAAAGCGAAACTCGCCATTGGCCTGTAGTCTTCTCTTGTGGATTGTGTATTTGTTAGAAATTTTTGCGCCGTAAAAACTCATAGTAGCTACCTCTAAATTCCGTAATGATTGTAGAATTGTTCACGAGCCAAGTTAAACTTGTTTAAGTATGGATATGTAGTCTTCTCAAATATTTGTGCTTCAGAATCTACATCATTTGCTACAATAACCACTAAAGTATTTATCGGTTCTCTAGTTAGCTCGTACCAAGCACAGGCATAAGCTGAAGTTTGCATAAAATAATGCTCGATCCACCTCTCTTCCTTAGTTTTGGCTGATGTTTTGAAGTCAATAACAGCTAGCTTACCTTGGTACATTCCTATACAATCCACTGTCCCAGCTACCTTTAGGTAGTTTGACCAGATTGGCTTTTCTAGGGCATGAATAGCTGTTACGTTAGCATTCATGGCCCTTCTTAACTTATGGAATAAGTCCACAGCATCCGGCATTGCTTTGTTCTTATAATGCTCAAAGTCACTATGTTTTAAGATGTATTTTTCAGCCAAATTATGGACAACTGTACCCCTTCCGGAAGCCTTCTTAGATATTCTATTAGCAGTTTCTTCACCAACCTTAGCTCTCCATTGCTGGATGCCTTCTTTAGTTGTGAACCCAGTAACGGAAGTCACCGAAGGGAGCTTAGCCCCCTCCGGTGTTAGATACAATCTTGGTTCACCGTCTATCTTTTCTAATTTTGGAAAATTATATAGATGGGTTTTTAGTTCAAAGTCTACCCTATCCAAACCCTAGTTCCGTTTTAGCAATAATGTATTTTTTAACAAATCCTGATCTCACTATATCATCCACTAAAAACTCAATATAGTCAACATCAGCAACAGTGTTGAGGATCTTCATAAAGTCCTTCAGACCAGATTTGTCTTTGGTTGATTGTAAGTCAGTTTGTCTATAGTCACCACAGAAGATGATCTTAGAATAGTCACCAACTCTTGTAATGACTGAATCCAATTCACCAAATGTCATGTTTTGGATTTCGTCTACAAGGATAACTGTATTGTCTAATGTAAGACCCCTAATGAACGATGTAGACATAAACTCAACAATACCAGCTTCCTTGAGGATATCATATCCATCAACTCTTTGTGTTAGACAATTAATGATTTCTCTATATGGTTGTTCATAGACGCTTAACTTTTCTTCTAGTGTTCCTGGCATAAAGCCTATGTCTCTTGTAGGAACACAACTGCGGACTATGGCGATACGTTTGAACGCTTTATGCTCTAGTACTTCTTTTAGAGCAAGGTAGAGGCTGACGAATGTCTTTCCTGTGCCTGCGATACCGTGTAGTAGTAAGTGAGATTTATAGAATGACTCAAATACTTTTTGCTGCGCTTTTGTTATTGGATATATCTGATGTAGCTTGACTCCTTGCTGATGTTGGTTACCGTTAACTGCTAATCTAAGTTTCTTCTTAGCTTTGTTTGGCATTGAGTACTACCTTTTGTTACCATGTGTTGATGTTACTCCTTTTATGCTTAGACTTAATATTTTTAAGGACGTCACGGAATCCTGCATCAGGCTTTTTACGGCCAAGGAGGTGTGGATCTCCGATTGGGGGAGCTTGTGTGATTATAATCTCTAGGAGAGGGTTCGCAGCTAGGTACTCGTCTAGCTTGGAGATAGACATGAACTCCTCATGTACTTCACCTGTCTTGGTGTTTTCAAAAGTGTATGTAGGCATATGTTTATTTATCAATCTTAAAGTTTTTGCCTGTGACTTCATTAATAAATTCTAAAAATTTTTCTGCTTCTTTTTTCTTACCACGAATAACAAAAAATATAACAGCAGCATTAACTCCAGCTGTAGTGCCTTTTATGGCGCCTTGGAAATACATCCAGGCTCCAAAACAACAGCTCATTAGGAACCATAGAATATGTATACCATATTGTTCTATCATTAACTATCGCCTATAGTCTGATTCATAGTCGTAAAAGTCTTCATCCATGTCGTCGGCCGACAACCTCTTTAGCGCATCCAAATCGGTGGTCCTCAAAGCATTCCGAATATGCTTCTCACTACGGTCCTTCTGCTTTGGTTTAGATGGGCGGTCCTCATAGTCATCAAAGCGTTGATTACGAGAATACTTCTTAATCGTCATGGAACTAAAACCTCTTACTTAACATCATCCGGTAGGATTTCTGGGAATGCTAACTTAGCGACATCAGCTGTGATTCCCTTATACAGCTTATGAAGTTTCTTATCCTTGGCAGCAACAAGCATATCAGCTTCTGCACCAGGTAAAGATTCGATAATAGTAATAAAGATGTTCTCTCTTTTCATCTTGGTCATATTCTGACCTGGCTGGTCAACAAGGTAACCAAACTTACGAGCCTCAGCATGAATATAACCTTTATGGTATTCATCCTGCTGCTTCTCAATTCGCTTGAAGGGAGGAGCACCTTCTGGCAATGCTGCCACAACATTAGGATGGAATGCCAACTGAAGAACACTCTTCAGAGCAAACGAATCATTGGCCTTTAGGACATCAGCTCTTTCTTGCTTTGTCTTAAACTTGTTGGCAACCTCTAGTACTTCATACACATTATTATTCATTAGAATTCTCCAATATGTTCCATTAAGTTTTTCAGTTTGAACTTAATGAAGTAATTTAACAAATCTGCTTTCTTCTTTCCTTCCTGCTCATTGAACTGAGTAAGGATAGTGTTATAGACATCTACTGGAATCTTAGATAGGTCTACAAGTGCTTCGTTTCTCTTATATCCACGAAGCATATTCTGGTCACAAAAATCTTCAGGGTTACAATGCTTGACCCACTGATCGAGACTTTTCTGGCGGATAGGCTTTTGACGAGTGCCTGAGATAAAGACATCATCGCCTGATAGGAAGTTTGGAACACCATCACCTGAGTCACCTTTCATAATGTGCTCTTTCAAATACACATCAGGATTCTTATGTGAGATGAACTTCTTACGGACAGGGTCATACTGGGTGACGTTTACAAACTTTTGAAGCTGAATGAAATCCTTATCACCAGAAAGGATTAAAATCTTAGGAGCACTACCAGTCATTAGCAATGCGCCATGGTGATGGACAAGTGTTGAGATAATGTCATCTGCTTCAGCTGTATCTACCTTTAGAACTCGATATGGAAAATAGTCCTTCAGCTCTTCACGAATCTTATTAAAGCATTCGAAGATACTATTCCAATCGATATCCGATTCCTCTCTAGCCTTCTTTCGGTTAGCCTTATAGTAAGGATAGATCTTTCTACGCCAATAGTTCTTATCGTCACATGCAATTACAAGTTCGCCATACTCCTCACCAAACTTCTGTTTGTAGGAACGTATCGCGTTCAAGACCATGTGACGGACAAGGCCTTCTTCAATCTTGGCATCTGTGTGGTTGCCAAGTTGCATCATTAGGTTAGAAATCATAACCTGGTTAAGGTCAACAATTATCATGCTCTTTCTGGTCCTTCATCATCTGGATCTTCATCGGCATTATGCCATTCAGAATCCAGGAAATATTCAAGTTTATTAAAGTATTTATCAAAATCATCTACAAACGAATGCAGAGGATGGTGATGTTCCCTATACCGTAGTATAATCGAAAACACTGCTTCCCTCAACAGCAAAACATCTCTTCGGTCAAAATCATCCGTCTCAAAGCCGTATGCTTTGAGTAACATTATTGACTTATTAAAGATATCTGTCGCTTCTGGACCGGCCTCATTGTACCCCTCGACAAAGCTTTCGATATGCTTAGTTCTTTTGAGCTTAGGTTCTATCTTCTTCCGACGGAACTCAGCCATGCTAACGACGTTGTCGTTATTCGAGGATTCCATCTTCCTCTTCCTCTTCCTTAGCAACGATCGATTCAGTAAACAAAGGAGTCTTATAGGTAGGAACCATATCAAGTTCCGTAAACCCATCTTCTTTCATTTCCTTAACAAGGTTCAATGCCTCCATCTTACTGAGGTCGAAGAACTCAATGATACCGCCCTCGGCGTTACGAACAAAAATAGAGAAAGTATTAGTAGGCATATGCTAATCCTATGAAGAAACCAATAAAAAGGGGAGCAGAATATATAGCGACAGCGATCAAAATTATTTTGAAAAATGTTTTCATTACCACACTCTCAAGAGAACAGTGAACTCATTCAGACGACCATTCATCGGCTTAGCAACAGCCTTGATAGTATCGAACTGCTTGTTGAGCTGAGGCTTAGATGCACTCATTACAACCTTCAAGAAGTCCTCAGGCTTACGGAGCTTTTTGCTAACACACTGGTCAAGTTCTATATTAATAAGCGATGAACGCTTGAACTGAATGTTACTACCAACATAGCGACCAAGTTGGCGAGTCTTAGTGTTAAAGACCCAAAGCTGCTCACAACCAAGAACCTTCTGAGGATGGATTGAACCAATCTTGAATTCAAAAGACTCCTTACAGTACTTAACCTTAGAGAGCATCTTCTCGACGTTAGGTTTCCTAACCTTACGAACCCGAGCAGCCTTCTTCGTCTGCTCAAGTTGAGCAAGATCAGATTCTAACTTCTCATAGAATGCAACAAGAACCTTGATAGTCTTCTTACCATAGGCCTCATAACACTCAACGACAGCCGGATCACCATCTTTCAGGCGAGCCATCTCATCGAAGTTAAATTGAAACGCCTCACGGATGATCCGAGCATGAGCACCCTTACAACCTTGACCATTCAAGTAGTCGTAGACATTACTATCATACGGCTTACCAACAATGAAGTTATCAATCTGCTCATCGACCCAAGCGACATACGGAGTGCATGACTCCTTCAAGCGGTCACGAATCGAGATCACATTAGTTGGCTCGGCAACCTCGTCCTCATCAACATGAGTGGATGTTGCAATTGCCTGTTTCACAAACTCAAGAACACGAGCAGACTCGCCGGTATGAACACCACGAAATTCCATTCTAGCGATTGCAGCTATAACACGAGGCACATCACCACTAGTAGCCTTAGCAATGTCAATCTTAGAGTACTTATGCTGGACAAGGAACTGCCTCAACCAAGTCTTGTGGTCACTATCTTCGCTGTTATAGTTATACCAGTTAAAAGCCTCAACGAGGTTCAACTTGGTAGGTTCAGTGAACGTCGGTTCTGAACCGAGAGCACGAGCGAGAGAATCGTTACGCTGCTTTGCCATAAATTTTTGTCTTTGCCTCTGCGATGTGTTTACATTGATTGCGGAATTCGAACCCTGTACAAGTACAGGACCATTTTCCACCCTTGGACACTACATTATACACGTTACCCTTACTGCCGGCAACAGTACATTCAATAGTTAGTAATTTGCTAAATTCGGTCTTGTTAAGAGCTTTGCCTTCTAAGATCTGAAGGTCAATGACCCTATGAGCATAGATGAGTGACACAGGATGATATGAACGCCCGGTCTCAACAGCAAATGTGTTGCCGACCTCGTTCTTCCAGTATACAGGAATCGGTACGACCCTACCCGTATGAGTGTTATCATCCCACTCTCGACCAGCCACATTACTCGGATACCGAGTAGTGACCTTAACGAGAGAACCTATAGAAGGAATCTGCATCTTAGCCTACAAACTTGTCGATCACGCTAACGAGTTCGGGCGCGTAGACATCCTTGACAATATTGTCATGGATAACCTCAAAGCCCTCAACACGCATCTTACGAAGACGGAAGAACTGAACCTCATAGAGGTCAGGAACTGGATTGTACTTAACGTACACATAGCCCTTCCAAGGCGTCATCCCTGAAGTTTTAAACTTCAAGCCATCTTCCATGGCGACAAGATCCTTAGCACCCCAAGAGCTGAGCGCCCAAGCATCGATCGTCTTGATCTGAGAAACAATGGTCTGAGCAATATTCATTAGGCAACCACCTGGATGCGCGGTTCCGAACCCTTTTCTTCAGCCATGTCATCGAAGAAATGGCAACCAGGGAGAGGAGCAACGAAGAAGTCGATGGGTGAGTCCGAGTCGACCTTACCTTCCCATACGCGCTTGATCGTCTTTGCGCGGAACGTGTTGTTCTGATAGTTGACGCTATCGACGAGACCAACAAAGTAACAGTTGCTGACACCAACGAAGTCAAGGCTCTTGACGACGTCGCCCTTTTCTATATATTTCTTACTTTCCATGCCGTCCATTATACACTGTTGGTCAATAGGTGCAACAGCAACAGCTCCTTTAGAATCAAGGAGTTACACGTGTTTTAAAAACACCTGTAGAATCAGTAAGTTACATTCCCTGTAGAATCAAGGAGTTAGTAGTCCATAGGGAAACTGGCATGGTTTCAATGGTTTCTAGGCCTGGAGTGAAGCATGGAACATCATAAGACATAAGATGGTGGAATGCTTCGTGTTTAACTTCATATGGAGGATGCTGACGACCTGACTGAGCAATAATGACAGTGGATGTTTGACCAAGGTCTGCCAAATAGTTAAGAAGGTCTGTACTTGTTTGTTGACCATATATTAAATCTGATGCAAAGATGACAGACTGCTCAGCAATCTTAGCTTTAAACAAATCTTTAATATATGCAGTCACAACTTCATTGTTGTGTGTGCTGTTGACAGCAATAGTGAAGTCGCTGTATACACAACAATCAACCCCTATTGAAATTTTTGCTCCTGCTCTCTTAGCAGCAATTGCAACTGTGCCCTGACCTGTGCCTACATCATAGACGACTTTATCCTTTACTATATTTGGATTGTCGAGAATCCATCTGCCTAGTACAACTCCACATTCCCAGAGGTAGGGCCATTGCCATGAATGATTATTTTGTTGAAGTAGCTTTTTAACACCATCGTCTTTTTGGGGCAGACAAAACATCTCGAGTTCAGGTAGAAGGGGATGCCTTCTCCATTTGAACCCTATAGTTAGTGTTTCTACATCTGGTGTTATAGAAGAGAATTTAGCAGGAATGTCCATTCTTCTTTCCTCAAGTTCCAATCATAATTTCTATCAAAGTATTCTTTTTGAGCTTTTAAATAATTATCAGCAGAGTTTTTCTTAACAACATCAATTGCATGATGAAGAATTTTGAAGAACATATTAGCATGGGTATTGACATCTTCTGTATAATTATACATTAGTGCATAGTTAGCGCAGGTCTCAGGCAATGCAGCAAGAGAAGATGTCACTGTTAAGCATTGAGCTGACATTGCCTCTAGGGCACATAAGCAGCTTGTCTCTTGCCAGATAGAAGGATAGGCAAAAATATGAGCCTTACCAATTGCTGTTCTTAGTTCTTCTTGGGATACGGAGCCATGATAGGTCATATTTGGATGTTCTTGGATTTCCTTAAATAGCTCTTGATATGGAGCATCTCTTTCTGCCCAACCATATAGCTTGAAGCTTGAGAATACATCAAGGTGAATTTGTGGATGGTACTTCAGCATCTCTTTAAATACTGGTACGAGAATTTCTAATCCACGGTGAGGAGTTGGGTGATAGATTAATCTAATCTTACCATGTCTAATGTCTGATTCATCTAGAGGTGACTTATCAATTAAATTCATTGGAATAGGATTAATAGCATTCTTGATTACAATACCTTCTGAATAAGGTACACCAAGAACGGTATGATACATTTGCTGTTGCCAATGAGATACAAAGACAATCTTTTTGAATTGTTTTCTATACTCAGGGTCCTTCAGCTTAGCTGACTCTGGATCCCAAGGTAGGTCATGTAACCAAAGGATTGGAATCTTGTCAGGATTAATATCTCTAACCCTTGATGGTATAATTTGAAATTTACTTAAAAGTTCCTTATCAACATATTGCTCTAAGGCTTGAGCCATGAGCTCTGTACCACCCTTAGAATTCTTATTTGTTTCATTTCTTTCAATCACTAGTTTCATTTTTATCCTCAACTACCTCTTCTGAGGTTACTAATGTTGCGTTAGGTCTATATTTAGACATTATAAGCTGAATATTTTCGGGAGGAGGAGATATGTTTTTCATCTCGTGGAAAACAATTTTCTTCTGATTAATTAGTTTCTCGATATATGTTTTATCAAGGTTTTCTTCAACATAAAGGCCAGCATGGGGGTTACTGTTTTTTCCTTTATGAGTTGGTAAAGGTAGATGGAAACTACTAACCTCATTAATTTGGTCATTAAGCTTATACTGAAATCTACCTTCGAAAAAATCAAACCCAATCACATGAAGCTCTTTATATGAACGGATTATGTTTGTAAAGTATGATAGGACCATGGCGCCTTGGGACATTCTGTTGTTTATATCTATGTGCCCATAAGCCTTTTTAATTAGGCTTCTTGTCATATCATAATTACCTATGAGAAAATAGTCCTTATAAATTTGAAATTCCTTCGAGTAGAACAGTTTTGGAATTGACACATTTGGTTTATTGGCATCGTATAGAGGAATCTGTGTTATATTAATAATCTTGAATGGCGTATCCTGAAAATACATGAAGTTGTTTACACGTAGAACAGATCCTACCCAAACATCTGTTTTGGAACCTAAAAATTTTTTAAACTCTGGGAATGGTACACCTTTACCCATTCTCACAACTACATCAAAGTTATCAATGAGACCCCCATACTCGTTAGCAAATAAACTAATTGCGTTGCCAACAACTAATACTCTCTTACCTTGGCAATATCCAATTAGTCTATTTTGAAACTTATCGTTGAGTCTCTCATTCCACATTAGAATCTACCGTACTTCTGGATTACCCTTTCTTTGTAGAAATTAAACCTATCAGCAAACTCAACATTTTCATAACCAGCATGCCAAGGGCCGCCATCTGTAAAATGAATTGCCTTTGGATTCTGTTGGTCGCTATAATAACCTACAAGATAGTTATATGTATGTGGAATAGAACCGATGTATTGATCATCACACCATTTGAATTCGTGTAGATATCCAGCAGGTGATTCAGAAACAACCTGAGGAGTCAATCTCTTTGTGAATGCATGGTCACAGTTAAATACCATCAGTGATGACCAATTCTTTCTAGGATACCAGCTTTGTTTTTGACCATCCATTTTTAATGGTTTAATTTGATCTTGTTGGATGTTATGCTTGACAACACTAACAGCTTTAGTTGGGTCAACAATATCTAAAAGTTCAAGTGGATCGCAATTCCA